CCGCAAAAAGGTTATCAGAAGGGACACACAAAATAAGAATTCGAGTCGCACACAACTCTGAAACGAGATTCATCACCACGGATATAGTGGTAAGGGAAAACGAGTTTAAGAACGGTAAAATAGTACACCGTCCAGACAAGGATTTTCTCAATACAAAATTACAACAGCTATACAACCTTTATTTCAAGCGATACATGGAACTGGACTACCCTGATTCGCTCACGTGCACGCAATTAGTCAAAATGATAACTAACCCGTTAAACGGAGAAAAGCATCGTAAGTTCGAGGATATCGTGGATGAATATCTGTCCCAAATAGATGAAGAAGAACGTACCAAGACATACAAGCTCTATCGGCTGGCCACAAACAAGTTTATGCAATTCATCGGGAACGGTTCTCTCATGGAACATATTACCCCTATCAGAATGAACCAGTACATATCATGGCTCAAAAAGACAAAGCTGTCAAGCACCACAATCAACATCTACATAACCCTGCTAAAGGTTATCATTAACTATGCTATAAAGATGAGATACGTCACCTACGATATCGACCCTTTCATCACAGCCAGAATTCCATCAGCCCAAAAGAGGGAAACGCAAATCACCGTCGAAGAACTCAAGACAATCAGGGACGCCAATTTAGAGCATTACAATCTCAACGTCACACGGGACATTTTCATGCTTACTTATTATCTTGCCGGCATGAACCTAGTAGACATACTAGCATACGATTTCCGGACGGATGAAATAAACTACATCCGAAAAAAGACCAAAAACACCAAAGAGGGGGACTCCCTGATTTCCTTTTCCATTCCCGAAGAAGCAAAGCCCATTATAAAAAAGTATATGAAAAAGAATACAGGAAAAATCATATTCGGGAAATACAAGAACTATACCTCCTGCTATAACCTGCTGGCCAGGAAAATCAGTCAATTAGGCAAGGTGGCAGGAATCAGGCATAAATTCACCCTATATTCAGCCCGCAAATCTTTCGTCCAACATGGATATGACCTGGGAATTCCTCTTAGTACACTGGAATACTGTATCGGGCAATCAATGAAAGAAGATAGACCAATCTTCAACTATGTCACAATAATGAGAAAACACGCTGATAAAGCAATCAGGGAAATACTTGACAACTTGAAAAATGAATAATCACATATAAAATAAATCACTAAGAATTTGCATAATAACCAAATGCTTATTATCTTTGTAGTGTCAAATAAGAGTTCTTAATTTTAATGTTTAACTGATGAAAGATGAAGAAAAAAAAGAATTAGAACAAGAGTATGAGAATTTAAAACTTCTCGCTTCATTTCACGAGGTCTATGGGGTTCCTGAAAATGCCAAAGAACGGGAAGCGCTTATAAATGACATACTCGACCGGATGAACGAAATCCAAGAGAAATTAAAAAAGTTGTAATTAACATCCCTCCCTTCGGGGAGGGACAAACATTAAAAGCTATGATAGATTGGAATGATTGCCTGCCAACAAAAGAAATGCAGGCTGACTTTGAAAGATTCAAAGAACTAAAAAACACAGAAGAAAAAGAAGCTTTCAAAAAGGAAATGCAGGATAAATATAATAAACTACCGAAAGCCCAAAAGGAAGCCTACAAAAAAGCATCTGAAGCTGGGCTAAAAGCAACGGTAAATGCCTGCAATGATTATATAGAAAGAGCGGAAGAAGCCATATTACGTGATAAACTTGGAGAATTGCCCGAAGCAATCTCATTCAGTTATATTGCAAAGAAATATTTTGGTAAAAGTAGAAACTGGCTATATCAGCGTATTAACGGAAATATAGTCAACGGGAAAAAGGCTCGCTTTACTGACAATGAACTCAAAACGTTCCTGAACGCTTTGAACGATGTTAGCGAAATGATTCATCAGACATCATTAAAAATCAGTTAAGCTCTTATTTGACACCATCCCTGCATTTGAGCCGATGCAGGGATTTTTATTGCTTTATCAGAAAATAGTAGTATCTTTGCAACATCAAGATAATACGGACATAATTCGGATTATTTTGGTTTGACTTTGGTGAGGGGGTGGTTCCCCTCACTTTTTTTATATCCACGATCGAACTTTTCACTTATATATTAGTACTATCTTATGTAACCCTTCTTGAGAGTTTGTTGATTCGTGTGTTGTTGATGGGAAGGATTACACAAAGGCAGTCTACTCGGCTGCCTTCTCTATTATCCGTTCTTTAAATAGTCGTCTATGTCATTTTCACTTAGAGTCATTCATTGATATGTGCAATAGTGGATAAACAACTACCAATCCCATATAGAGCACATAAACAGATATTAGTTTTGCTTACCCTATGTCCAGTGTGATATTTACCGCAAAACTGACACTTGTAAGGTTTACGCAAGTGTCCATACTTTGTTAGTCGAAGCGCCTCTGCATTAGCTTCTTCCTTACTATCGATTTTTTCTTTGGGTTTACCATTCCCAGTCTTACAAGCACGCACATTAGGATCTCCTTTTTTAGGTTCATTAAATAATACATAGACACTTTCAATCAATAAGGCTGTACTAAAAAGGACACCGGCTCCATAAAAAAACTTGTTCATTTTTTTAATTTTAAATTATAGAATCCAATAATAAATTAGTCAATAAAATGAATACTATTTTAACACCTGAACCCAGAATACAACTTTTATGTCATATTCTGGGTTCAAATATTATTATATATCCTATTTTATAGGTGTTTCTTATTTGATTCTACATTGTTTCTAATATTAATTTTCAATTGCAAAGGTCGTATTTCTATTTGCAAAAAGCAAATGAAAGACCTAAAATTTCCACATTTTACCACATAAATAAGTTATAACTAACTCCTCCACCAACATACCAACCACCCGGATAACCATATCCAGTTTGCAAACCTAATCCCCAGCGTTTCTTTTTCTGTAAAGGCGGAAGAGTTATAATCTCCTTGTCTCTGTACACCTCCATGAAATCAAGACTGGGCTTATATCCACTGACTATGGCCCGATAATCATCGGTCTCATATTCTTTGCTTGTTATCGGTATAAGTACCGAAATTGAATCACTTTCTACGGTTCTGTCAGTCGTAGTATCTATCAAGATAGGTAAATATACCGTATCGATACGTTTCGGAGTTTCTTTCACCGGTTGGGGTATTGTGTCTCTTACTGTGTCCCGAATATGTACAGTATCTCCCTTAATGTACACCGTTGGTGAATTGTGTGGATGGCAACGTATCCACACAATCACACCAAACAATAGACAAACTAATATCCACGGAAGAGACTTCATACGCCTAGATATTTACAAATACCTTTCACATGAAGAGAAACAATAGTCCGTTTCCCCTCCTCTGACAGCAGGAAATCCACATCTTCCCTGTTATCCTGAAACAAATTTTCTGTCAGAACAGCCGGACACTTCGTATGCTTCAAGATATAAAAACTACTCTCCTTATCAGGATCGCCATCTGCCATATCTTTCCGTATCTTCATTCCAGACAAGCATTCTTCAGCAGCCCCATACAGATAATCAGCCAGCTTATCGGCTTTTGTCTGCCCCACACTGGTCCATGCTTCCCAACCACGTGCTTGCATCCAATTTGAACCATTACCGGCTGCATTGCAATGGATAGAAATAAGAATTGCTTCAGAAGTCTTATATTCATTCACTCGCCTACAACGTTCTGACAAAGGAACATCTATTTCCTCTTTCACGACCAGTTCCGCATCAATACCTAATTTACGCAATTCAAATACTACACGCCCAGCAATTTCACGGGTATAAGAGTATTCCCTTAACCTGCCATCCGGAGAACACTTACCCGGAGTATTGCTACCGTGACCGTTATCAATCAATATTTTCATATCTTTCCTCTTTATCTAGTTCGTTTTCGATTCTATCAATAATTCCTTGTACATGTGTAGGCGTAGCCCGCTTAAATTCAAAACGTATTACATGGTAAATTATACGAAACCCTTTGTTTCTAGGATAAGCAATAATCAGATTCTTAAATGCGTTCTGAAGATATACATAAGAAAATACATACGTAATAGTCTTAATAACTAACAATGAGTTCTCACCGTCTCCTATCAAGCTCATAAAGGAGAAGACTACTTCAATGATTATAAGATAGAGAAGAAGTTCAACCAAGGCATTTTTAAACTTATCCCACTTAAAGTTTTTACAACGTATAATTGAAACACCATCAGCCCTCATTCCGCACCAAATATTAAATCCAAACATTATAACTAATGCTATAAGAAAACCTTTAGTCGGCGTTAAATAAGCAAGAAGAGAACTGAACATCGAAACGAAAATAATTCGTATCTGGTCTACATTAAATAGCTCATATAACCATCTCATAATATTAATCATAAAGTTACTACCAATATTGAAAACACAGTAATCAGCCCAGGAAGCAAAACAGTAGCTAATGCGTCAAGCCAATCAAAGATGAACCCGCACTTTTTCTGAATGTACTCAACCACTATTGCGGCAATGGCGGTTGTCGTTAAAGAAACAATAGCAGATTTACAGAAATCAATGCCTAATAGAAGGAAACAGAAAACAAGCATTACAACAAAGACGAACATCCCGACTTTGGCGTGTGCCGGTCGGTTAGATTGCAAAATCCAATCATACAATACTTTTATACCCATACTCATAGCGTTTAATTATTAATAAAATATTCTGTATGGAACAAATGTATTGAGTATAATAACGAGTTTTACAAAAACGGAAAATCTTGGGAATCAATTCTATGATAAATATCTATAAAACAAGACATTATAATTTTCACTTTTTCCATAAATAAAAAAGGGATGCTTGAAAAGCACCCCTAAAACAACCAACAGATTGAACTATTAATCCGTAAACATATACACGGAAAGGTCAACCTTTTCTATTTCGTCAGAAATCGTATCTCCATACATTGTTAGACACACCCGATAACGGTCAATACTTCTTTGAATCTGTTGCAAGGTAGGTTTCTCGGGATATTCCGAACTGGCAAAAGTTACCAGTTCCTCACCATTCTCACTGGTACCAACCACCCGGAAGTGATGACGTACAATCCAGGTTCCGTCCGGCTGTTGCTCGATAGGCTTAGCAATCCCACGCGGTAAGATATTTTTTTGATCCATGTTTTTTGATATGTTTAATTAGTTGTTTTCTATGGTTATATTTATTCTTCAATACAAACTTTTCAAAATGTCCTTCGATATAAACATATTCCCA